ATCCATATCAGCTGGTGGATTGAAAGTATCATCTTTCTCTATGATCTTATCCGCACCAGTACCAGTTTCTTTTACTTTGTAAGTATTATTCTTATGCGTCTTGTAGTTAAAGTACAGTACACTAACTTTATTCTTATCACCACCAGAACTATTGACCAACTTAGCAGAACTTTTAGATCCCTCTACAATTTCATAGATTTCAGATTCTGATAGATTTGGAAATTCTTTTACTAATTCATTAATTGGAATCTCCTTAACCTCACCCACATAATATATGTCTTCAAAATATGGAGACTCAGTGTACGAGTAAACTAAGTTAGCTGGATCAACATATTGTACTCTAGCTCCTTCGCTCCAGTCAAATGTAGTTTTAGTAGCACCAATACCTATAGTAGCTAAGTCATATATAGTTCTTCTCTTGATGAGGTCAAACTTACTACCTTCCATTAATACATTTATAGCTTGCTCTTCTGCCAACTCCACAGCTTGCTTATAATCGAGTTGCATATGTAGTGCTAACTCTTCCTCTGAATCTGGAAGATCTTCTTTCTTATTCTCATAGAGGTTCATGTTTAAATTCTGCTGTGCAGCATCATTAAAATCCTTAGCCTTTATATCTCTAAGTATAGACTCCATATATTCTGTCCTCTTACTGATACCGTAAGAATCCTGTGAATAAGCTTTAACATCATAAGTTCTTTGTGCCATACCGTTAACTACAATGTCAACAAACTTTGGTACAATAGGCACTGGCTTCCAGTCTAAATTCAAATAAGATAAGTCACCATTTATAGATAACTCATTCTTATACTTCTGTACAGGTTGCTCCCCTCTAGCATACAATCTTAAACTATGGAAATTATTTATATTACCTCCATACTTAGATGTAGCTCCAGAGAACCACTCATGTTCGATAGCCCTAGCTACCTTCAACCCATATTCGTGGGTCATTTTCTCTAAATCACTAACTGCTTGCGAAGGGAAATTCTTTACAACAGACTCTGCCATAACTTATTTTTTAATTATTGTTGAATTAAATCCGGTGTTAGTATATCTCGATATGCTTATACCTAATGGTTGTTTCTTTACTTCTGGGTTTGGTCGGTATAAATGTCTATTACAAGCCATAACAGCTAATCCAGAACTAATCGAGGCATCGTACTTGGTTCTTTTATTTATATTAAATTTACTCCAATCTACTAATGTGTCTTGGAAGTACATAGTACCATAAGTACCATCTTCATGTAAACCTATGTGATCATTGATATACATCTCTATAGCAGCAGCGTGTGCTTGCTTTATATCTTCACTAGAGTTTGGCATACCACCAACCTCTCTCTCAGCAACTGATAATTTATTCCAGATCTTATCAGGTCTATTCATACTGAAGCCTCTATAACCTCTTCTACGTAGATAGTATAATAATCTAGGTTTATTATTCTCTGCAAGTATAGGCATACCATAAAATACTAATGCCATTAATACATCTTCAAAGAATATCTCCGCTGTTTGTGGTCTAGCAATATACTCTAGGAAAAACGTATTAGCGGGAGCATCCTCCATACTAAACTTAGTTAATCCATGTAATGCTCCTTTAGATCCTTTACCATCAACAGTACCAGAAATATCGTAGCTATCACAACCAAACGCACCAACGTGCTCGTTTCCAGGGTATTTAATTCCATTCTTTAGTATAACGTTATTCTGCATTCCTCCACTAGGAACCCAACTAACCTTGAATCTACCATTGGGGTCGGGGTTAAATACTACTTGAGTATCCTTAACACCGTTTGTCCACTGGAAGTTACCAGTAGTTAGTACTGAAGAGTTTCTATTACCTTCATTATAATCTATCTGTTCATAGATCTTGACGAGATTAAACAAACTATTTTTTGTCTCATCTCTAAATGCGTGTTCTTCTGTTCTTGGGAACTGTCGGTAGAATTCATTTAAACCGTCTTGGTCATCTCTCAAACCATCAGCCTCGTTCTCCCAGTAATCTACAACACCAATATCTATTAATTCACCATGTGGTCCGAAGACATCATTATCCGGATTGTCAAAGACTGGAATACCGTACTGGTCAATAAATCCTTCATAGTTCCACTCCATTGGGATAAACAAAGAATATAAACCAGACTTTGTTTGTCCATTTCTGTTTCGCTTATTGACATCAGAATCTTTATATAGTTTCTTAAAATTATCTCCCCCTTTATCTAAGGCATTCGAGGTACTACCCATTAGACACTTACCAACTATCCTACCACCTAACCTCAAACAGGTTTTAGTAACTCTCCAGTTGTTAAGGATATTATCAGGTCTCTCCCACTTACCACTCTCATCGTGGACTAGTAAAGAAAGTTTCTCACCATCATAACTATTGTCTCCAGTATTCTTCCAGTCAATGGTAGTATCAAGACCTTCCATATCATCCTCGACCTCACTCTCTCTCATCTTCCTTCTAGTAAACTTCTTAGCAGGAATACGGTAAGCTAGTTCTGACTTCGGACGATCCATACCATCCTGTATAGGTTTGAAGAAAAACGGATAATTAATACTTATGGGTACTATTTTATCCGTAAACATCTTCTTTGCATCACCACCACTTTTGGATAATACCCCAAATCTACTATCACTTGCAAGAGTGGCTAAATTAACGGTTTCAGCTGAACTCATGAAAGAAAAACCTGAACGCCTGTTCTTTAGATAACACATACCATAACAACGCTGATCTGCTTTACAAGCTTCCCAGAATATAAAAAACAATCTATTTGCTTCTCTAAAATCTGGAGCACCAACATCTATCTTACTCCATTGTAAGTACATATAGTAACTACCAGGAATCCAGGTTGATTCTCCGTTGTTAGTAAACCAGAAACCATTATCCCTTCTTTTAAACTCTTCGTCGATGTATTTGTAATGTAACTCTTTAAAAGCTTTAGGGTAATCATCCCAATCAAACCTAGTTTTTATTTTGCTGAAAGCTTCGTTAGGCTCAAACCTCCTCCACTTCTGTTCACTCTTATCTTTAGAGCAACTGAATACTTCTTTAGGTGCTTTAGGTAGAGCTATCTTTAATCCTTGTATTTCTATTATATCGCCAATTTCACCGGTCTTAGACACGACAACAACATCGCTACTCTTATCGTAACCGTACTTCCACTTCTTCCCCTTGTTTAATCTCTTGATAGTGGTAAGCTTGACTGGTTCTATTATTTTATATAATGATTGCTCGTACATTACTTACTCCTCCCTTCTGCGAATCCTTGGAACTTAGGCTTGTTTAGATCTTTCTTAGAATTCTCTAGATCACTTATTATTTGTTCCTCTTCTTCGATTCTATTTAATATCTCAAAAGCATCGAAGATAGCAAGCTTCTTTGTAGCAGCAGCGTTCTTAAGTCTATCTGCTGATATATCATCATCAGAATCAACTATAGCCTCTTTAGCTACTTTAATTAATTCCTCAACCGCTTTATGCCCAGCTTGGATTATACTCTTCTTCGTCTCCTTTATATTCATATTTAATAGTAATAAATTTAGTCATAACTCTATACAGTCTTTTACCACCAATCACAAACTCATATTTAGAAACTGGAGTAAATCCCACAAGGTCACCTTCAACGTGGGTACCGTCAGTATACTTTACTATACCCATCAAAGGTTTCTCCGTGTCTACGCTCATATCATCTGTGGACTTTAAGGGTTGGATAAAGCAATAACCATCTGTAGCATTCCATTCATCAGAATCTTTCTGCTTATGTAAGAATATCTGGTCATCACTTATTATGTATTCATTTTCATTCATGAATGACCTACTGTTCTTCTCCTCACCTTTAACGTTATGCCACCTTCTAAAGACATTGTGGTGAACTACGACTTTATCACCTTCTTCTATCTTAGTGTCGGTAGCTACAGGTACTTTTAATACTACTGCATCTCTGTTAACATATTGATGATTAAAGACTTCAGTGTTTAATATGAGGTCTTTATCACCAACTTTAGTAGAGTTGTTATATCTCTCTCCATCTGGAGATACTATGAAGTTAAATAGACTCCTCATTAATACTCTAGATCATACTCCACTGAGATAGCCATGTTCTTGTTAAAATCTTTCCATGGTATAACAATATCTTTCTTACGTATATAAATAGAATACTTAGTCTCCTCTTCTAGTATGTCGCATATCGTATGGCCACCATAAACGTTTTGACCGACAGCATAATGCATAGCATCATTCTTATAGTCTTTACCTATAGTGATCTTTCTAATTACGTGACTATCCATTATCTGGGTAGTTAATTGCACCGTCTTTCAAGTCCACATCAAATGTACCATACTCCTCACTTAATTCACCTTGTAACGAAGTTACATTTTCTTGAAACTCTGCCAAGCGATGTAGGTATGAATGTTTCTGAGCTTCTAGTTTACCAATCTCAAATTGAACACTATTTATATTGTTAACTACTTGTTGTAGTCTCTCTAGTTGCTCGTCTGTGATGTTTGTTGCTTTTGGTTTTAAATCAACCATTTCTTTTACTTTACCCATTTTAATTTAATTTAATTGTTTTTACTTTTTGTTTTCTCTAGTGATCTACCCCCGAAGTAAGCACCAATCACGGTTATTAATACTAGTTGTAATAAATCAGTCCATTTCTCTTCAACATTGAAAGCTATAACTCCAGCATCAATGAATATCATTAACACTGTTGATATAACTAGAAATATCAATACTAATGGTCTAACGTTTTTCGATAGCCAAGAATCTGAATTCATATCAGCTTCCCACCTATTCGTAACCTCTTTCTGCATCTCAATTTCATGAGCAGAAATCAGTTCTTTTATCTTTAGCTCTGCAGCTAATTTCTCTTCTTTGGAAGTGGTTAAGTTATCTAACACACCACCAATACTTTTAACTAGCGCACTAGCACCAGCTGAAAAAACTTTAGTTAATATACTCATCTGTCTTTATCTTTAATCATGTCATCTATAGCTTTGTTCATAACCTTATCTGTATATGATTTGTTATTATAGTAAACGCAATTTATAGAGGTAGGTATGTCTTCTTCTCCTAACAATATTCTATATATCCTACTTATAAGATGATTACACTTAAACGATGTTTTGTAAACTGTGTACTTTATAGTGGTCCTATTCCTATGTCTCCATACTTCTATCCACCCAGCCTTCCTTAATCTCTCCCATCTGTGCTTGTCCCAGGTGTAAGCATACACTCCGTTGATGAAATCATCTCTAGTAAATCTAGTTAAGCAGTTTAGATATATCAGTAGCTCTAAATCAGCCTCCTTTATATC